AAAGATAGCTGCTTCTGCTGTACGGCGTCTTGTAAGACCTCTCAAAGCCTGTAGCTGACCGTCTACACGGGCTTTATTCCAACGCAGTATTTGCTCTGGGACTTCATCGTAGAGGCCCTTATTAAGCTTTTTAAGAAGAGTAGAGGTTTGAAAGTTCTTACCTCCTCCCAAGTTAAATACAAAGGATACAAGAGCATCGTACTGCCCTTGAGTTAACGGTACATTGACGCACTTTTTAACAGACCGTCCAGCCTCGTTAAGATCATCAAGTAGAAACTGATCAGCCTCATCCATAGTAATCTTCATTCCAGAACGGACGCCGCTACAGTGACCCCAAGCTATTGTCCACTTCCCAGCGGGGCAGCGATATGAATGTATTAAGCCATCGTCTTTAAGTGTGTGTAGCCCTTCAAACTTCTTAACAAGTTCTATACCTGCTCGTGATACGGTTACTGGATGCATGATTACCTCGTAGTTGCAAATGGGGCAGCAAAGCCACTGGAGGGTAGTTCGCTTGACGATGCTGCGGTTAAATTACCCATACTTGCATTAGAGCCGACCCTAGTAGTTAGGTTACTTAGGTCTGTTAGGGTATTGTTAATATTTATTATTTTTTGTCCCTGAGAAACCCCAGAGCCATCAAATCTATTCAGAATAAGGTTTCCCTGCTGATCCATAGTGCGGTTAATTGTGTTGCCCTGAGCATCGATGCTGCTTGCAATCAAAGAACCTGCGTCATCAAAAGAAGAGCCTAATTGATTAAAGTTCTGCCGTAGGTCCATGCTGATATCAGCCTGTGTAGATGCAATAGCAGCCATATTACGGGCAGCTACAATTTGCTCTACGCCCACTGTACCACCGCCGCCTTGAAGCGAAGCTTGTAGATCGCTAGCAGCATTAGTCTGAGCGGCGTTATTGGCTAGTGCGGTAGCCTGGGCCTTAGAGAATCCGCCCTCAACTGTCCCCTCTAACGCGGAAAACTGATTGTCCAAACCTTGCGTAATGTTACCAATTTGAGTGGAGGTATTATCTGCAAAAGCTCCAAAGTCTTCTCGCATTTTATTTGCAGAATTAGCATTAGCCGTTTGCATGTCAGTACGAGTTTGATTTGCTAGTGTCGTATCTTCACCATAACGCTCCGTGTAAGTGTCAAAGTCGGATACAAAACTTTCTTGATTAGCTATAATCGATGCCTGGTCTGCCGCAGTTTGAGTTGCATAGCTATTGAACCCTGTGTTTAGATTATCTAGGCTAGTGGCCATATTTGCTTGGCTAGCTACCACATCGGTGGAAAGTCCCCCAAGCTGAGTAGCTGTGTCTACAAAGCCTGAATTTAAAGCGACACCTGTATCTACAAAACCCTGAGCATTTAGCCCTGCATTGGTTGTGCGGTCTGTCTGTGCGTCTGTGAAGCCTTGGGCTTGATCATTGAAACCCGTAGTGATGTCACCCTGCATTGCCGTATTAGCAGCGTCCACTTGATTAAACCGCGTAGCCTGATCTCCAAAGCCACCAGTTACATCGCCCTGCAAGTTAGTAAGGGCTGTGTTATTTGCACCCACAGCCGCACTGTTATTTGCGAAGTTCTGATCGAACTGATTTAGGCGTAGGTTGGTGGCATCGTTATAGCCGCTAAGGGTAGTTCCTAAGTCTGAAAATCCAGTGTTAGTATTTACATTAACGTCTGCTGTTACATTACCCAAATCGGTCTGTATTCCGGTTATACCAGTATCTACTTGATTAAGCCTCGTACCAACCCCGCCAAAGCCTTCCTCAAGCTGCGTTCCTACGCTGCCTTGATTGGTTTGAAGTGCCGAAAATTGATCGTCACCTAGGCCCGTATTAGTAGTGACTGCGGCAGCGGTTCTATTAAAGCTCATATCTTATCCTTTCACAGCAAGGAAACCTACGTCCCTGTAGCCCATTCTTTTAAGAAACTTTTTGTATCCAGTGCCGTAGGCTTCAGTAGAAGCTCCTATGGATATCTCTTCTGCACCGTGTCTTCTGGCCCACTGTTCAAAAGATTGAACCATGTACTTTAGTATGGTCGGAGCTTTTCTGCGGTACTGTGGGAGGACACAAACTGCCCAATCCCCCGCGTATTTCATATCGCTGAAGTAGTGGTAATCTACATACCCGTGAAAATAACCGAGTATGTCATCAGAGCCTTCTTCCAAAGCAACGGACACATATACTGGTCGCTCAGGGTCCATACTCATGGAAAGTAGGCTCTTAACTTTTTCTTCGTTGTAACTAAAAACTTTGTATCGTGAGTTTTGATGCAGCCACTTTGATATCAATAGTACCTTGGGAAGATCATCTTCACGCAGCCGTCTAACATATACGGTCATGTGTACCTGTTAATGCATTTGTTATACATGCATAATAACACTTAACTAGTGTAATAGCAAGGGTTATTTAGCCTAACGCCGAGACATTTTCTCTACCGCAACTCTAATAGCTTTAATATTCTCGTCCATTCTGGCCATCGTAACGGCTTGGCTTTGAACTATATTTTCAAGGGCTATTAGTCGATTTTCGTGACGTACAATTTCACGAGCGTTTGTTTGTATGTCGCTATTCAGCGCAGAGACAAACCAGACCAAGGCTATAGTCTGGCCTACGATTGCCAGGATGAATGTTGCAGGGATTGATTTAGAAAGATGCCATTCGCCCTCCATCATGGTGAAGTCGGCCAATCGCCACCGTTACCGTTTATGTCGTAGTACACCAGGTCAAGCCAGTTAATATTCATTAACTCTCACCAACGTAAGTATACCAATCAGTAATAAATTCTGTAGCTGTACGATTGTCTGTGTAACCATGTGAATCTTCTTGTTCGGGGTAACGATTCATAATGTCTTCTTGCCTTGTAATTAACTCAGATTTAGTAAGCTCTGCTGTAGTTGAGGCAGTACCAGAGGGGATGCCACTAGCTACAGCTTTGCCAATCCTTGTCTCTGCCCCATCATCAGGGTCCATAAAGTAACCGCCATTTTCTACATAGTCTGGGATAGTACCATTACTATTAAGCACATATTTTATAATCATTTAACTTTACCTAACTTGAGCATATAGTCTGTATTAATAAAGTCAGCCTTACCAAAGATACGTTCAGAAGTCTTGTCTACGTTGGCACAATATTTGTCTGCCATCTCATCTAAGAAGTCTTCTAAATGGTTGGCGTGTAGTAGGTTGCCTTTGCTTATAGCGTCAGACGCATGTTGGATATAACCCGATACCTCACCCAAGGCTATTTGCGGATGCACACCATACTGTGCTGTGTACTCAATTGTTGCTGTCTGCGCCCTGCCACCATCAAGAAGGTTACGGTACATAAGCTCAAATCCACGGCGTACATGGTGCTTCTTCTCTTCAGCTTCAAAGGTAGTTTCATCCCATTCATTAATATTGTTTTTAGATTTAATATTTTCATAAGCATCAATCAGCGTGGCTATGTCTTTAATTGAACCATTAATTTTGGACTCCATTACGTCCAAATTAAAACTCTTCTGGCGAAATTTAGCTTGGCTTACGGCATCTGTTTTAAACTCAAGTTCATTAATTTCTTCTACCAGTTCTGCATGACTGACTTGAACTTCAGCCAATGCCATACGGCGTTTTTCAATTTCTGCTAAAACTTGCCGCATCATACGGAAAGGGGAGTGACCCGTCATCATAGTAAGTGACATCAAAACTAAAGATGTCTGGCTATTCTTACGATCAAACACACGAGTTTTTTCGGTAAGCTCTGGCAAACAATTATTAAGTTTATTTAGCGCAACATTATTAATTTTATTAGCGTAGGATGGATGGATGTTAAAAGTAACATCGGGTGTTTTTATTACACTATTCTCCAAAATAATCTCCTACTCCACCCTGTCCATCGGAACTACCAGATGCATCTCCGAAGTCTGAAGCGTTCCCAGTGGTTGCAAAAGTTATGTACTCCATCGTACCGTCCCTGTTAGTTACGCCACGGGTTACATTTTGGACACCACCCATTGCCTGAGCACTTGCTATCATATCCCCAAAGTCAGTTGCATTGCCTGCAGAGGCTATAGTTATATAATCCATTACGTTTGTAGTAGAAGAAATATACCCCCCCACAAACACTCCTCTACCACCACCATAAATACCTTGTAGACCACTTCTACCAGCAGTTAAGTCTCCAAAGTCAGAGGCATCTCCCGTGGTGTCTACGGTTACGTAATCCATAACATTTGATCTGGCTGAACCCGTGTAACCCCCGCCCCAAACGGCTCGACTAGCATTTGAAACAACGGCAAGAATGTTCCTTGCTTGGGTCAAATTCCCAAAATCAGTAGCGTTTCCAGTAGTAGCTATGGCTACATAATCTATATTATTTACTCTTGTCCCGTTTGCAATATTTCCCCCACCAAACACACCTCTTGTGCCATTGGAAGCAGCGGCGGCAACAGACCTTCCGGGGTTTAAGTTTCCAAAGTCAGTTGCATCGCCTGTGGTGGCTAGAGTTATGTATTGGATTACGTCAATGTTAGATGTTGTTCTGAGGTCACCCGCAGCCAAGCCCCTAGTTCCATCGGATGCACCTCCACTAGCTAAATCTTTGGCTGCAAATAATAAATCCCCAAAATCTGTACTGTTTCCAGTTGTGTCTATTGTAATATACCGCATAGTATTTTGGTTATAGCCGCCCATAAAGACGCCTCTTCCCAAGGTTGCAACAGGACCAACAGTACCAAAGCCTAGCGACAAATATCCAAAACTCATGCTATGCTCCTACGCATCATTAGCTGCATTAGTAGTAAAGAATAATTTTATACCAAGAAGTCTTGCGTCACCTGATTGGTTGTCAGCAGATATGTCCCTGTTAATCTGAAAGAAACACAAATCACCTACCGCTGGACTTCCAGAAATAGTAACTGCACCACTCTCAACCGACACCATTAAGTCGTTAGATGTACCACTGTGTGCTAGTGCTGTTGTTGCAACGAGTGTACCAAAGGCTGTGTTAATTGAATCGTCAGAGCTTACAGCAATGCCACCCAGTTGCCATGCAACAGTGCCTGTATTTGTTCCTGTTACAGTCCAGAAGGGTTGGAATGTTACTGTGCCTTCGTTCCAAGATTTAGGAAACGCTATGGCAAACTGTGCAAACTCATCTGCGCCTGTTGCAAAGTCTAATACTTTTAGATCTGGGCGAAGGGCTGTAGTCTCAACTTGCTCAAGGTCAGCACATGGATTAGTCGTAGATGGATACATAGCAGCAGCAGGAACCCATATGGTTTCTTTGCCAACTTCTTTAAGTGTACCTGCCCCATCAACTAAGTTAAGTTCAGCAGCGGTACTAGTTACACCGTCCAGAATATTTAACTCAGCAGCAGTGCTCGTCACACCGTCTAAGATGTTAAGTTCAGCAGCAGTAGAAGTAACTCCATCAAGAATATTAAGCTCTGCTGCTGTACTAGTTACACCATCAAGAATATTAATCTCTGCAGCAGTAGAGGTAACAGCAACGCCACCAATCTGAACGCCGTTAGTTAAGTCAGGCTTACCGTTACCCGCTAGGTCAACGATTGCGTCTGTGCGTAGTGTGGACATTATGATCCCCCCAAGGTTGGCAAAGTAATGTTATTATACCTAGGCATTGGCTATCCCATACATTACAATTTCTCCTGAAGTTATATTACCTGACCCAAAAAGAAATCTAACAGCATCAGTGTCTTCGGCGGATAATCTCATGCTAGCGGATTGCGCAAATGCGGTGTTATTTTTCATTTCGTCATTGTCATTCATGAATGGACTCATAGCTAGGCCATATGTAAAAGCGGAGGCTACGTGAGGGGCATACAATTCAAATCTACCTGAAGCACCAAATTCATTAGTATTGTTTCCAAGTTCGTCAGAAACTATTAAACCGGTTCGGTCAACGGTGGCGCTAGAATGGTAATTTCCATTACTAGTAGCAAAGTTAGAGC